GTGACCAAGCAATCTGTTTTCACAAGGAACATGAGGAGTTGTTTCTGTGTGGAGACTGTATTGAGAAAATATATGGAGAACATTCCAGGGAGTGGGTCGAATGATAGTCCTAATATGTGGGTTGCCTGGTTCGGGTAAAACTTGGTTGGCCGAGCGATTGTGCGAAGGTCACAATGATATGATACACCTCAATGCTGATTTTGTTAGAGAGGCAGTAGGTGATTGGCATTTTGATTACAATGCACGTTTAAGACAGGCCATGCGTATGCGTGGTCTTGCCTATTGTGAAGCACACTTTGGCAGAACAGCAATAGCTGACTTTGTTTGTCCCACACCTGAAACAAGGGAGATATTTAACGCAGACTATACTATATTCCTTGACACTATAGATATTTCACGTTATAATGATACAAACAAAATGTTCGTAAAGCCTGACAATGCTGACTTTACTATTAGGGAGCATTTACAAGAAGGCGCAGTAGATTTGATTCGTAAAAGGATAAGAAATGCAACAACGGTTGGAAAATATAATACTAAACACCCTTTTGAGTGATGAGAATTACTTTAGAAAAGTTATTCCTTTTCTCAAGACTGAATATTTTTCAGGAGAACACAAAACACTTCTTAGCAAGATAACACAGCACGCTGACAAATACAACAAAGCTCCAACAAAACAAGCACTTGCTATTGCTATCGAAGAAGATAGGAAAATATCAGAAGGTGAACTACCCGCACTTAGCGAGTGGTTAAAGGCAGAGTATGAGAACGACTCTGATGCTGAATGGTTGTTAGACGAAACTGAAAAGTATTGTAAGGATAAAGCAATCTACAATGCTATTATGGACAGTATTCAGGTCATTGACGGCAAGGACAAAGACAGAGGTCCTGACGCTTTGCCTGATATGTTATCAAAGGCACTACAGGTAGGATTTGATAATAACGTAGGACATGACTATATTGAAAACGCAGAACAGCGTTATGAGTTTTATCATAGACTAGAAGAAAAGATGCCTTTTGACTTGGCCATGTTCAACGAGATTACAGAAGGCGGACTTGCTAACAAAACATTGAACGTAGCACTTGCAGGCACAGGTGTAGGTAAGTCTCTGTTCATGTGTCACATGGCAGCAAACTGTATTTCACAAGGCAAGAGTGTTTTGTATGTAACACTTGAGATGTCAGAAGAACGTATAGCAGAACGTATTGATGCAAATCTAATGAACTTGCCTATAGGACAGTTAAAAGATTTGTCAAAGCAAATGTTTGAAGATAGAATTGGAAAGATAAATGAAAAAATACAAGGCAGGCTTATCGTCAAAGAATACCCGACAGCCTCAGCACACGCAGGACACTTCAAAGCGCTCCTCAACGAACTCAAACTCAAAAGAAACTTTGTACCTGATATTATTTTTATTGACTATCTTAATATCTGTAGTAGTAGTAGGTTCCGTGCTGGTTCGTCAGCAAACTCCTATACAATCATTAAGTCCATTGCAGAAGAGCTACGAGGCCTAGCAGTTGAGTATGATGTTCCTATAGTCACAGCAACACAGACTACAAGGAGTGGTTACAATAGCAGTGATGTTGAACTGACTGATACCTCAGAATCATTTGGTCTCCCGGCAACAGCAGACTTAATGTTTGCACTTATAAGTACAGAGGAGTTAGAGAAACTTGGTCAGATTATGGTCAAACAGTTGAAGAATAGATACTCGGATCCTACACGTAACAAACGCTTTATGATAGGTGTGGACAGAGCAAGAATGAAACTGTTTGATGTAGAAGGTGACCCGCAAGAAGGACTACAGGATGCAGGCAATGATGATACTCCTGTGTTTGACAATACAGCTGTAGCAAAGTTTGGTACTTATGAAGGGTTTAAATTTTGATAAACGAAAAAACATACAAGTTCCAAAGAATAGATAGATTACACTTTTTAAGATACTGTCTACCCGATGATGACATTAGTAACTATAAGATATTGGACTACGGTGGCAATCATGGTAATCTGCTAAAAGATGGTATGGCTGAGGGTGTTATACGCCCTGAAAATTATACCTGTGTTGATGTAGATTTTTATGTAATTAAAGAAGCTAAAGTTGAACATCCTGAGGCTACCTGGATGTATTATAATAGACACAATCAATGTTATAATCCTGAAGGGGAAAAAATGATTCCCCTACCCTTTAATGATAATACTTTTGATCTTGCTTATGTTTACAGTGTTCATACACATTGTAGTTATGAGGATTTTGTTTTTGATTTAAAAGAACTCAGACGGGTTGCTAAAAAAGTTTTGATTTCATATTGTGATAAAGAACTTGTTAAATGGGTTTCTATGAAACGTAGATTTGATTATACTGAAATTCACCCTGATTGGGATGATCCTTGGTCAATAGAATCTTATAGGTATTATGTTGATAATGATATATCAACTACCAATCCTGATGAAATTAAAAATGATTGTGATTATCTTGTAACGGCTTATGACACAGACTGGCTTGTATCTCAGCATCCAGAAATAACAAGAACTATTCCTACAATGGCCATGACTAATAAAATTCATGGTATAACACAACCTTTTTTGGTGATTGATGGATAGAATATTTCGCCACTATATGGAACATATAGTCACTTGGCACTGCAATTTGAAATGTACGAATTGCAGCTCAGGTTCTCCATTCCAGCCTCACCGTGATGATGACCTGTCGATATTTGTACGAGATTTAAACATATTGGGAAAATATGTTAATACTCCTTACATAAGATTGATAGGTGGGGAGCCTCTCATGCACCCGCAGATATTAGATTACCTCAGGGAAATAAAGAAGGCGGGGTATAAAGCAAACCTCTCTACAAATGGTATAATGATTCCTACTATGCCAGATGAATTTTTTGAACTTGTAGATACATTATCTGTTTCTATATACTCAAACAATAATATAAACTATGCTAAAATCGTAGACTTCCTAGATAAGAAAGATATTAGTTGGGAAAATGTTTGTGATGTAAAAAGAACCCATGAACTTAAATCAATGCAATACTTCAAGGATAATTATGGTTGGCATGAGCAAGGTAGCTTTATTGTTCTAGACAAATACGAAAAACATACAGACGAAAGAGCAAGAGAAGTTTATGATCCTTGTTTATTGAAAGATATGTGCCATTCTTTTATGAATGGTAAATACTATAAGTGCAATATTTGTATTACAAAAGGCCCACAATATGATAATATGGGAATACCTGTAGAATGGAACTTTGAAGAAGAAGATGGATTTGATTTCACAGGAGACAATGAAGAAGAAATAATGGCAGGCCTCAGAGATTTCGTTGAGGGAGAAGGCCATAAAAAAATATTGAAAACTTGTTATTATTGCGAAGGATATAATACTTCATGCAATGAACCACATGGACAATTCACAAAACAGCAAATAAATGATGTTATAAATAAAAAGATACCCATAACAAATATAACATAGGGGACTTTTTATGTCAGAGGAAAAGAAACCATTGCCTGCAGATATAAATGGTGATGGAAAAGTAGATGATGAAGAAAAGGCAATGTATATCGAATTCAAGCGAAAAGAGCTTGAAGATCAGGACGCAATGCGTGATGCACAGCGCAGTATGGCCTGGTTCTCACTGTGGGGAATGTTGCTGTATCCAGCGGCCGTAGTTTGTGCTAGTTTGGCCGGGTTAGATCAGGCACAGGCCACATTGGGTGATATGGCACCGACTTATTTCGTAGCAGTTGCAGGTATCGTAGCTGCTTTCTTTGGTGCTCAGGCCTTCAGTAAGAAGCAATAAGTACCCAGAGTACCCTAATCAGTACAGGGCCCTACAGACCCTTGTAGGGCTTACCTAAGTTGTTGATTTTGTTGAGTTTTTTAGGGCTTGACAAGTGAACCTATAGATAGTATTATAAGCATATAAGTCATTGATTCTATTGGTAAAAAGATTTCAAAAAAAGTTAAAAAAATGCTTGACATTTCCTCAGATTCGTGTATAATATAGCATATAAACAATGAGAAAACGGTTGTGAGGACTGTATATGACTAATGTAGATTTTATGGGTTATGAGATTGTTGCTGACGGCGTTGATGCCGGTCGTTACGCTACTCCAGAAGTAGCAGCAGAGGCCTATGCAAATGAACTGAATAGCTATATCTCAGATGCGTCTAAGGACGTATGGGGTTTCCGTTATCGTGGCCCTTTCCCTACAACCTTTGCCGAGTTAGAGGCAGAGGCCCAGATCTGGGACGACCGGATCAACACGATTTTGTTTGAGGAGCAGCACGAGGAGATAGAAAACCTCAATGCCTTCATTCAATACGCTCCTGACCTGGAAACAGCCGAGCGCTGGGCCAAGGATGTAGCGTAAATGCTTGACACTGATGCCATTTGGTGATAGCATTATACAATATTACGTGCGAACTCCGAAACGCACACAAGAATATATGCTTGAAAAAAGCGTATTGGCTCCCATAAAAGTGGGATTAACTTTAGTAATGAAAGGAGACATTTATGTCTAATGTTACATCTACAACCCAGAGCCAGAAGGTTCTGAACTTCCTCCGTTCTGGCCAGTCACTGTCTGCTAAGCAGGCAAGCGGTCTGTTCGGTGTTACTTCACTTGGCAAGCGTGTTAGCGAGCTCCGTGCAAACGGTTATGCTATCTATACTAACACTGCTAAGAATGGTACCACAGTGTATCGTCTTGGTACTCCTAGCCGTGCTATGATTGCAGCTGCTTATCGCTCTGCAGGTTCTTCTGTTTTTGAATAAGAACCACTTTGTAATGAGGTGAACCGGTCCTACCTTGTATTGACTAAAAGACCGAGTCCTGGGCATGACACAAAACGGCCCACTTTTTATTAGTATTCGGAGATACCAATGGCAAATCATGTAGATAACTTTCTCAAGGTCACAGGCAATCACGCTTGTTTGGCCGAATTTTCACGCATTTTTGAAGAACTATCAGACCAAGAAGGCTTGCAAAATGCTAGGTTCTTGCCTGATTGGGATGATGAAGATTACCCTTCAAGGGATTGGATGCAAGATCACGTAGGTCCTAAATGGGCTCATGTTGATTACTACGAGGAAGGAAATGATTTTGTCAGTATCACCAGTGCTTGGTGTAGTATATTTTCGTTTACAAAAAATTTAGCTCGACATCTTGAGGACTTTGACCCTAGGGTTCGCATTGAACTCACATATATAGACGAGTTTATTAACTTTGCTGGTGCTGCAGTCTGGGCAAATAGTGATTGGGATGTTGAGGAAGAGGACCATACTTATTTTGAGAAAGAATGGTTGGATAATGATGGTTTAGATTTTCAACATGAGGACTATGACGCTTGGGAATACCGAGACATGGTTAACGAGAAGATTGCTTATTGGGCTAATGAAATGGCCTGTTGGATGGAGAATATGGATGAATGATGTTTTCGATAAAGTCGGTTTTACCTGTTCCACTTTTGACTTGCTTCACGCTGGGCATATTACAATGCTCAGAGAAGCAAAGAAGGAGTGTGACTATTTGATTTGTGGGTTACAAACAGACCCTACTATTGACAGACCTTCAAGCAAGAATAGACCTATTCAATCGCTTGTAGAACGCTACATTCAGCTTGAAGCTGTAAAGTATGTAGATAAAATTGTGGTGTATCAGACTGAAAGGGACCTTGAGGACTTACTGCTTACACTTGACTTAGATGTTCGCATTGTGGGTGAGGAATACAGAAATGCAAAATTCACCGGACAAGACATCTGCAAGAAACGTGGTATAGAAATTTATTACAACAAGCGTGAGCATAGTTTCTCTACCACAGAGTTGAGGGAGAGAATCCATGCCGTTGGATCAAAGAGTATTAAAGCTGTATCTTGAGGATTGGGAATTTAATATGAGTGAAGAAGATTATAAAAGAAAGATTGCAAAAGTAGTTATTGCAAGCCGCAAAAGTTTGGACCCTAGCTTTAAAGCATATTGGAAGAATACAGCCAAAGTGTTGGCGACTAAATACAATGTGAACTTATCAGAAATTGAAAAATGTCCGGAGTATTATAATGAAACTAAAACTAGTCGCTATCACTAATGTTTACAGAAATATAGGAAGTATGGATCTACAAATGTGGCGTTGCACAGGTGCTAACGAATACATTGTAGCAAGATTTGATGAAGAACCTACTTGGAAATTAGTAGGGGAACACATAAATGGATTTATTCATTCGCTTGAAGGCAGAATATCCGAAGATACAAAAGAAGTATACGCAGGATTTGAAATTTATTCAGATGCTTCTTTAACTCACGGAGAAAACTTCCAACTCCACAATGGAGGTACCATAGATTTTCCCGCACAAGATGTGACTAAGATAGACGTATCAGAGGAAATGAATGGAATCCTCGGTACCTAGAATAACTATAGGTTACACGTATTACGAAGAGCCTGAACTACTAGAACAACAAATAAAACTATGGGAAAAATATCCTCATGAGGTTGAAATTGTTTTAGTAGATGATGGCTCCTCTCTTTTTCCTGCCAAAAAAATATTAGACAAATATAAATTGTCATTTGATCTTAAACTTTATGCGGTAGATGAAGATTTAGGATTCAACTCTCACGGTTGCAGAAATCTTATAGCAACCGTTGCCTCCTCTGATACTATACTTTTTTTAGATATAGACTGTTCATTAAATCCAAATGATGTTGCTTATATAAGGACCGTTAGTTTTAATAAAGAATCTGTATACACATTTTTCATGTATGAAACTCATTCATATACTTTTAAATTTATGAAGCATGTGAATGTCTTTATTGTAAATAAAGAAAAATTTTGGGAAGCAGGAGGGTATGATGAATCATTTACAGGTTGGCACCATGGTGATCGAGAGTTTAAGGAAAGACTTTTATCTATTACAAAAGAAAAATTTTTAGGCACTATTTCATGTAATCTTTGTAGGGGAAGTAGAAAACTAATATTAGATGAGAATGCTACTACTACTAAACATGACAATAGTAATCATTCTTTGATACTTCCTGCATATAAAGAAAAAACTTATGCAGAAATGAGAGGCACAGTAAAAACTAAATTAAACTTTTCCTATACTCAGGTATTATAAATACAGTTATGTATAGATTCAAACAATACCTCACTGAGGCTACAGACGAAGATAAATTGACTCACCTTGAACACGTTGAGGACCATGCTGTCCACGGCGGGAACAAGGGTTTTGCTCATGCTTTTCATACACTAAACGGTGTGCATGATGCGCTGATGGGCAAAAAGGGTGGCACTAAGGTTACAATGAAGTATGATGGTAGCCCCTCAGTCGTCTTCGGCCATCACCCTGAGACAGGTAAGTTTTTCGTAGGTACTAAGGGTACGTTTAATAAAACACCTAAGATAGCACACACCCCTGAGGATATAGAAAAACACTACAAACATTCAGAAGGTCTAAAGCAAAAGATGCACGCTGCCTTAGAACACTTGCCTAAGATTATGCCTGACAAGGGTATATATCAAGCAGACATCATGCACACTCCCAATGACCTCAAACACGAAGGTCACAGAATATCACACAAGACACAGCTTATCACATATCATCACAAACCTAACTCAGAGGAAGCACGTAAGGCTATGAACTCTAAGATAGGTGTTGCTGTACACACAGCTTATGACGGTAAGACTATGCAGGATATGAAAGTCAGGCAGGCACACACACCTGAAATGAAAGACCACGAACACGTACACCAGTTTCCTATGTTTCATCAGATGGAACACGTATCGTTTACACAGGCACAACAGCAAGAATACAAACAGCACATGGCAAATGCTATGGAAGCCTACAAGAAGGCACCGAAAGAGGCATTTGACCATATTCAGGAACACGAAACTAAACACGGCAAAAAAGGTGCAGCAGTATCAGCATATCTAAACAAAACTGTAAGAGACGGTAGCACACCCTCACACGAAGGTATGGCTGACCACTTGACAGCACACTATGCTAAGAAAGCAGCAGGTGTAAAAACTGAAGTTGCTCAACAGAGACACCTAGACGCTGGCAAGAAACACATTGCGGGACTTAATAAAGAACATCTGACACACGTATTGGGTGTTCATGGACATTTACAAAAAGCAAAGAACGTATTGACTGACGCATTTAACTCACACCACATACACGGGCATGAGTTTGATGGTGAACCTACAAACCCTGAAGGTTATGTTGTTCATCACAATGGCCGTCCTTCTAAGTTTGTGTTAAGACATGAGTTTAGCAAAATGAACTTTGCAGCAAGCGAAATGAGGAAGAAAGGTGGCTAAGGATCATATTGTATTTACATTTGGGAGAATGAATCCTCCTACTACAGGTCACAGCAAACTGATTGACGCTGTACACAATCATGCCAAAGAGAATGGACATGACCATCAGGTTATTGTCAGTCATTCGCAAGACAAACATAAGAATCCTCTGCATCAAGATCATAAGTTAGAATACTTGAATCACATACATCCTAACACACACTTTGAGGCTTCCACAAAAGAACATCCTCACTTTCTTGCACAGTTAAAAAAGTTTCATCAGCAAGGATACAAACACGCTACTATGTTTGTAGGATCAGATCGTGTAAAAGATATGAAAGAACTTGCACATAAATACAACGGACCTGATGGCGACTATCACTTTGACAGTTTACATATCAAGTCAGCAGGTAAAAGAGACCCTGATGCTGAAGGTGTTGCAGGCATGAGCGGTACTAAAATGAGAGGACACGCAGGAGATAATAACTTTGATAAATTTAGAGAAGGTTTACATGGATCTGCTTCTGACCATCACGCCAAGAAGTTATTTAATGCCACCCGAAATGGAATGGGCCTTAAAGAACAAAATACAAGATTAACTTTCGGAGCGTTTTTGAATGAACAGAGAAGCAGTATACGAGCAATTAAAGATTGATGAAGGGGTCGAGTATGAAATCTATAATGACCACCTCGGTTATCCAACATTTGGAGTCGGTCACCTTGTCAAAGAAAGTGACCCCGAACATGGACAACCAGTTGGAACAGCAGTCAATGAAGAAAGAGTCCGTGAATGTTTCGAGGACGACCTTGACACCGCAATCAGCGAGTGTCACAATCTATACGGAGAAGGGGACTTTGGAGCCTTTCCCGATGAAGTACAGCAAGTCCTTGTTAATATGATGTTTAACATGGGGCGTCCTCGCCTCTCTGGTTTTAAAAAGTTTAACGCAGCTATTGAATCACGCGACTGGATAGAAGCAGCAAAAGAAGGAAGAGACAGCCGTTGGTATAGACAAGTTACTAACAGAGCTGAAAGATTA